CTGTGGCATTTCCAAAATGGCAAGATGAGGTTGCTGATGTGGCCGATGCTGTGTTAAAATATGGTAGACTGTTTACAATACAATCTATTTTAAAAACAGCAGAGTCAAGCAAATTAAAAATAGATTTGAACAGAAAGATTTATGGCTAATAAGGAAACAGACATAGTAGAATTAAAACAAGAAATTAAAAATTTAGTTCAGCAAGTGAATTCTTTAGATAAGAAATTATCACAGCACATTGAGTTTATTGAAAAAGTTTATATGCCACTACAAAAATCAATAGATAAGTTTAAGAGGATTTTCAAATAATGGCTGAATACACATTTGATGTACAGAAACTTTATATAGAGATGCTACTGGCAGATGCAGAATCGTTTGCTAGATCGCAAAATATATTTGATCCAAAATCTTTTGATAGAAAACTGCAACCTATTGCTGAGTTTATCAAAAACTATGCAGAAGAATACAAGATACTGCCAGAAGTAGAACAAGTTAATGCAAAATTTGATACCAAATTAAAAACAGCCAAAGATCTAGACCCATCACACTTTGCTTGGTTGCTAGATGAGTTTGAAACGTTTTCCCGACACAAAGCACTGGAACGTGCGATACTTGAATCAGCAGACTTACTTGAAAAAGGTGATTATGGTCCTGTTGAAGACAAGATCAAAGACGCAGTTAATATTGGATTGACTCGTGACATGGGTACAGACTACTTTGAAGATCCAAAAGGTAGATTGGAGCGATTAAAGAACTCCAATGGTCAGATCAGCACAGGGTGGGCCAATCTAGATAAGAAACTGTTCGGTGGATTCAACCGAGGCGAACTAAACATTTTTGCAGGCGGATCAGGTGCAGGTAAAAGTTTGTTCCTACAGAATCTTGCTATCAATTGGGCCACTGCTGGTTTGAACACTTGCTACATTAGTTTTGAATTAAGTGAAGCATTGGTTGCAATGAGAATGGACGCAATGATCACAGGCATACCCACTCGTAAAGTGTTTCCAGAAATTGAAAATGTCGAGATGAAAGTTAAAATGTTGGCTAAGAAATCTGGCAATCTACAGATTAAATATCTTCCATCGGGTAGCACAATACTAGACGTGCGAGCATATGTTAAAGAATTAGAATTAAAAACTAAAAAGAAAATGGATTGTATACTGATAGACTATTTGGATCTTATGATGCCAAAATCTAAAAGAGTATCTCCAGCAGATCTGTTTATCAAAGACAAGTATGTGTCAGAAGAGATAAGAAATTTTGCAACAGAACATAATTTAATGTGTTGTACAGCATCACAGTTGAACAGAGCATCTGTGGAAGAGATTGAGTTTGATCATTCACACATAGCAGGTGGTTTATCCAAAGTACAAACAGCAGACAACGTGTTTGGTATATTCACATCGAGAGCAATGAAAGAGCGTGGTAGATACCAGATACAGTTTATGAAAACAAGATCAAGTTCTGGTGTTGGACAAAAAATAGATCTAGAGTTTGATGTAGACACATTGAGAATTAGAGATCTAGCAGAAGATCAAGAATATCAACAATTCAAAAAACAATCATCTACAATCTATGATTCACTCAAACAAAAAAGCAAAGTATCAGCAGAACCTAAAGAATTAGATCCTACTCGAGGAGATGATGTAGGCAAAGTAAAAGCCACAGTAGAAGGTGGCAAACTGAGACAACTGTTAAACGAACTGCACTCAGATGAAGAACAGTAATGATATTAATTTCATTTACGAAAGATTAAGTAAAACCTATCCGCAATATTCTAATCAAAAACCCAAAGCAAAAATATATTCCAAAGCATACACCAGTCTAATTGGTGTGATGCTGTCTGCTCAATCACAGGACAAAAGAACTGCTGTGGCCTGTAAACAACTGTTTGCACTAGCAGACACACCGGAAGATATGCTTAAACTTACACAGGAAGAGATTATAGAAGCGATACGACCTGCTGGTTTATTCAAAGCCAAGTCTAAAAACATTCTTGCTACCAGTCAAATGTTGATTGAAAAATTTAACGGTCAAGTACCACAAACACAGGAAGAACTAATGACACTGCCCGGAGTGGGTAGAAAAAGTTCAGATATTGTGATGAGATTCGTTTGGGGGCAACCGCACATCGCAGTGGACACTCATGTGTTTAGACTGCTGTGGAGATTGGGTTGGGCGGACAATCTAAATGAAGCCAAAGCCAGTATCACTGTGAACAGCACTACACCTGATCGCTACAAGTATGGTGCTCATATGTGGTTGATTACACACGCAAAATTGGTCTGTAGATCCAGTTCACCTGGCTGTCAAAACTGTGTGATACGAGCAGTGTGCGATCAACGAGATCTTACGGTTCCAAAAAGCAAACTTAGACAGCACCAAAAAACCACAGCCTAATTTTTAAGCCAGATAATTAATATTGCTCAAGGCACTAACAGGCAAACATAGGCATGAAACAAGACAAAGAACTGAACGACATAACTAGGCTGTACGATAGATTTATTAGGCAATGCCCAGGCACAGAAGAATACACGCAAAGGCTCGCTGAGGAAACTCGTATTATCCTTCAACTACGTTTCGTAGACTACTTCATCCAAATATGTGACATACTAGCAATTACGAGAGATATCACCCATATGACTCGTGGTTCGGCTGGATCGTCTCTCGTCTGTTATCTACTTGGCATAACAGATGTGGATCCTGTGAAGTGGGGCATACCTATTGCACGATTCTTAAATCCTTCTAGAGATGACTTACCTGATGTAGATATTGATTTCCCTCATTATCGTCAGGAAGAAGTCATGAACAGAATCTTCAAACATTGGCCTGGACGCTCGGCTCGTATATCTAATTACGTGCTATTCAAGGATAAATCGGCTCGACGTGAAGCGGCCAAACGTTTGGGTGCAAAAGGTAAACTCCCTCGCAGGTTCACATATGAATCAGTTGGTGTAGATCCAGTAGAAGCCAAAAGGATTGAACGCAAACTGATGGGCAAAAAAAGATGTATATCAAAACACTGTGGAGGCATATTGATGTTTACAAGACCATTACCAAAAAGTTTATTCACAGCAGAAAATCAAATACTGCTGGACAAAAATGAAGTTGAAGATTTAGAACACCTAAAAGTCGATATTCTAGCAAATCGAGGACTCAGTCAACTGTTGGAGATCGATCCGGTTACTCGACTAACTGATTATCCTGCAGAAGACAAAGCCACTGCTGACCTATTATGTCGAGGAGATGTGCTAGGAGTTACTCAGGCAGAATCACCAGCCATGCGAAGATTGTTTAGAGCTATTCAACCTAAGTCTATGCAAGACTGTGTATTTGCCACAGCACTGATTCGACCTGTAGCAGTGTCAGGTAGAAAAAAAGCCACCATGTTCCATGACTGGAGTCAGGAACGAATGGAAGATACTATTGTGTATGAAGATGATGCCATTGTTCGAATAGCAGAAGCATTAGATATAGACAAGTATGAAGCAGATATGTATCGCCGAGCATTTGCTAAAAAGAACGAAGAAAAGATGTTAGAGTTTACAACCAGATTGGGTAATCATCCAAAGAAGAGTGCTATTATTGAGATGCTACAGAGTCTGTCCGGTTTTGGCTTATGTAGAGCACACGCAGTTAACCTAGGCAGATTAATCTGGGCACTGGCCTATCAAAAAGCACACAATCCAGAAAAGTTTTGGCAAGCCTGTCTCAAACACTGCCATGGATCTTATCGACGCTGGGTTTACAGAACTGAAGCCAAAAGAGTTGGTATACCGGTGATTACACCTTCCAAATCAGATCAGTGGGACACTCCTGAATTTCAATACAGAAAGTACGGTTGGTGGTCTACACAGAACTTTATGCCTGGTATGTATGTACGCGAATTATATATGGACAAGGTAGAATTTGCAGGTATGATTGCTAATGGCAGAGTGTTTCGAGGTGATAAGGGCAAATATGTGACTTTTCTCACACTAGGTGTAGGCAACGGTCAATACATAGACGTCACAATACCTCGTCCTTTTT